GGATTGTGGTGCTTCTGGAAGGGAACCATTTCGTAATAGAATCGATACTGTTCTCAGGACCAGAGGTCCAAGCAGTTCAACTTCCTGACGAGCGACAATGGGTCCAAGGATCGAAAGTCGGTCTCTCTGCCGTGCAGCAATCTCTGTTGCCGAAAACCGAAGGACATCCCCGTCTGCAGCAGTTGGTCCAGGGAGTTCCAGGAGATCAATGTAGAATGCTCGTTCAATCGCATTCCGGACCTGACCCATTTTTGCTTCATTGAGATCAATTCTGGCATTTGTGATCAACGGAGTGATTCGATCCTGTGGTCCAAGTCCGGCTCTGAAATAGTTCAATCCTCCTGGTTGGAGTCTTACGGGTCCGAGGAATCCATCGTCTGGAAGTAACATCGGGGGATCGACTACTTTTTGAAGAGCAATCAGACCGATTCGTTCCATTTCGTTGATCATCCGGACATCCGGCAANGCTTCGATTCCTGGNCCTCGTCCGTAGACTTCCATNNNNTTCTTTTGCCATCGACTGACAATGTACGGTAACTCTTCAAAACCTCCTTCTCGGATTTCCTTCCTGGTTGCTGTTTCGATGTATGCCGATAAATACGGTTTCGACAGTTGCCCCTTGCCGGACTTGTTCCGAGGTTTGACACAATGAAGGATTTCAAAGCGTTCAAAAGGATTGTTGTCTGCTGCCTTTTTGATTTCATCAGATAGCGATTCTCCGAACTGACGATAGAGAGATCGTGCCGTGTCCCAGAAGGTCCGGTAGATGGCATCCACTCTGCCGAGTTTGTCTTCTGCGATGTAACAGTGTCCTAAGAAATAGGACCGGAAGACGGGACCGAAGGGAGGTTCATTGGAAACAAACAGGACTGCTGTCCCGAAAGCCATCAGATCCAGAAAGTATTCATGGATCGAAGAATGGAAACTGCTCTGAGGAGAATTGAAAACAGCCATCGTTCTACGTGTGGTTTCTTCCAGCCACAACTGGACTTCTCTCTCTTTCATCAACTGCGGATCTTCGGTCTCCAGAGAAAACCAGGGAACCGTATTGCTGGTCAACGTATTGTGAAGACCGGATGCTCCTCGGACCAAGGCACGGACTGCTGTGGATTCATAGATCCGATCTCTCCTCTGTTCTCCGGAAGCACGATACCGATTGGTAAAGTCTGCTCTACGAGGAATCATCAGTTCTGCAATATCCTGCCACTGGTTCTCCCAGTTGCCTCTATCGCTTTTCAGTGCCTCGTATTCTTCGAGAATGTTCATAATGCACTCGCATATCTTCTACGATTCAGCGGATCTTTTGCTCCAGTTAAAATCGTGTCTTCTCGTCCATATCTGTTCAACATCAGTCTTCTGATTCTGCGGAGTCTTTCCTCCTCCGTCATCTTGTCTGCCTTGGTGGTTGCTGTCTCAATATTTCCAAAAGGATCATCGTTCCCTGTGAAATCCTGAGCATCCAGATTTGCCGATGGCATTGGGTCAGATGTGTCCTGTACAGAGCCACCACCTGCCAAGTCGAAAGAGCCAATCATCTCAATGCTGGGGGTCAGGCTTTCAAGGTTTTTAAAGACATTCCGCACATCGGGAACTAGTGTGTCTTCCACATACTTGGTCGCTTCTGCAATCAAACTTTCTGTATTGCTTGTTACCGTATTGACTGCTGCTTCCAGAGTCGGATTGCTCTGATTATTTGATAGAGTTGCTCCGGTGTTGATCACGTTTGTCTGCGTAGCACTTGCTGCATCGATCAGTGCCTGTTGTCCCGCTGCACCCGATTGGACTACCTGCTCCTGAACCGCTGATCCTGCATCGACCACGGCATTCTGAACCGTCTGTGTGTTGACTTTTGTTAAGTCCTGTTCCGTATTCGGTGTGGGGATGTTGATGCCTTCCACTTGGTCTACTACGTTATTGACCGTTTCATTGACTACCGGAGGTACTATCGGCTGGTCCAGATTCGGGGTGGGGGCCCTGAAGTCATTCGGGTCCCAACCATAGTTTTTACCACTAGAAGACTGAGATCCACGGCCAATTGCAGCATCTGCTGCGCTTTGAACACCTTTGATCGCCTTGTCTGCCTCTTTTTGTGTCCCTTTGATAATGTCTCCTGCTGTTCCACCACACATATCAGACTCCTATAAAAAATTGTGAACCCACTTGCTGACCACCTTGTCGCTTCAAAAATTTGTGTACCCGTTCAAAGTCCGCTTCGCTCTTGCGGAACGTTCCATAGTAAAAAGGGACTTTGGCTTCCTTGGCAATGTGCTTCGATACTTTGTATAAATCAAAAGCAGTACGGGTCTTGCGGTGTTCTGGATTGACGTAACAGTAGTATTCATAAAGTGCTACGTCCTTGGTGTACCAGTGGCTTTCCACTCTCAGACCCATGTGTCCCAAGAGTTTTTCGTCTTCGGTCTTCTTCAGAACTACGTGGTTCTGAATACTGTCGGTTAGAAACGAAATACATTTCTCTTCATCCATCTTCCCGAAGGGAGCCATTTCGACATACATGTTCCGGAGATCTGCCATCAAGGCATCTACATCGGCTAGAGTACACTTTTCAATCATCGGATGGCTGAAGGACTTCGGACAGTAGAAGTCAGAATGCTCTGCTGATAGTTTCTGCGAACTCCCTGTTTTCTTGGATCTCGTTCCACTTCAATCTGTTTCAATAAGGACGGAAGCATCTCGTTGATCTGGTCTAACTCTGCGCCACTTTGTTGCATCGTGGTCTGGTACTGCTGAAGAGTCGGTTCGTATGCCTTGTAATTAGCCTGGAGACCCTCGTAGGTCGATAACAGTGCGTTGTAAGCATCCAGACGGGCCTGAGTCCTTTCCGCTTGAAAAGCATCGTAGGCACTCCGAACCTGGGGTTCAAAAGCAACTGCTTCATCGTAGGCACTTCGATACTGAGGATAGTCCTGCTGGTACGACTGCTGTGCCGAAAGTCCTTGTTGCCGGACTGTTTCAAAACGTTGTCTCAGTTCCTCCACACGGGAGACGGGGTTGTATCCTCTGGCCATGCTCTCCAATGGTTAAAGGGGTCAAAAGTGCGATCTGACAAAGAACCCTCGGCTACCTCTGCTCTGGGCCTCCAAGTCCGGATCGTGGCATACCGAAGAGATTGAACGGCATAACGGGTTGCGGACATCAGGTCATCATTCTTTCTGACAATCTTTCCGTCCTTGCGGTGATAGATTCTGTATTCCTTGTACCAATCCTGCAAATGATCGAAGACCTTCAACCGTCCGGTTTGAAACCTTGTGATCATCGCCATGATTCCTGGTTCGACAGCAATTCCGCCTTCCGGATTGTGAAAGTGGGAACCCAAGAAATTGACTCCGGCTCTGCGATACTGATCGGCTAAGGCATGTCCACTGCCCTTGTCATGAATGCTCCCGTCATGAGGCCAAGCTACCGGAATCCAGTTTCCTCGGAGTTTGATTGCTTCGGCATGTTGCAACATCGCTGCACCAGACTGACAGTAACTGTCATAGAGATAAGCTGTGTCCGTGTCACGGTCCCAAGCTACCCAGATTGCTGCAGTCGGATGGTCAAAACCGAAGTCGATTCCACAGATCCTCGGCCAGTGTTCCGGAATTTCAAAGGCTCTGACCGAAAAGGATTCCTCTGCAATCGGAAAGACTTGTCCGCTTCCAAGTACCGGAATTCCTTTTGATCTCATTTGACGCTCATGCAACGGTAACGCTGAGAGAATCTCCTGTTTTACATCTTCAGATAAATGCGGAGCATCGTCCCAGGAAGCAGTCACCAGTTGCTGCGAAGGCTTTCGATCATTCAAAAAGTTCTGAACAACTCCCGTTACTCCCCGTTCCGGTGTGAACGTCAGATAGACCGGACCCCCGTTTTTTAATGATGCACGAAGTGATTGAGAGTAAATGTCCTGCGGTGGTTCCTCGTCCATCCAAACTACGTCTACCGCTACTCCCATCCAGGCAGAAGCACCACTGTCGTATGATTTGAACTGAAGTCTGCTCTTTCCATTGACATGCTTGACCAGCACCATGCCGATCCCGTTGGGAACCCCAGGATTTCTTTCTGTCGATAGAATCAATTCTCTCGGAATGGCTGCCGTTCCCTGTGCATCCGGATCTCCTGGAGTTCCGAGAAGTTCACACTGAACAATGTCTCTCGTTGCATAGTGACTCTGTCCTGCGGCCCAGGCTTGAATCGGTCTGTCGAACCTCCAGCCATCCCACCACTCCGGATACAGTCCCGTTAGATGATATGCCATCTCTGCTGCACCACAGAACGTTTTGCCGACCTTGTTCCCAGCCATCAGACAACGTTGCCGAGCCTGATTCCCAGAATCGTCCCTGCTCCGGTGAAACTCCGCCTGATACCGATACGGTTCGTAAGATAATAGCTTGTTGAACTTCTTGGCTTCCTCGTACTCCTTCTGGAGTTCTAGAGCCTCAACTACTATTTTTTCTTTTTCAAGCATTTACCGGCCATCTTGCACTTGCTCGGTGACGGACACGTTGCACACGGTTTGAAGGCTTTCTTTGACGTTTTCTTTTTTCCGTACATCATTTCGTTCCTTTCGGTTTGTTCCGTTTTGCAGTCTTTGCTGCTTGTTTAAACGCTTTGTCGGTAGGTGCTCCCTTCTCTCCTTTCTTCCTCATGGGCTTCCCAGATTTCCGTTTCTTGTGAATGTTGTGATAGAGTCCGTGCTTCGATCCCTTGTGCATAATTGCTCCTTAGCAGTTTCTTAGCAGTTCCACATCTTCCGACTCCAGTAGTTCGCTGAAGTTCGATCTGATTTTCCCTTGATCCCACCACTGCGAGCACAGTAGCTTTTCTTCCGATCTGGTTGGTCCTTTTTAATCGACATCTTCGGATCTCCGAAACGGACCTTGATTACATTGCCTTTATCGTTCTTCACGTAGACTGCGAACTTCTTCTTTTCCTTCGGTGTCCGAAACGGTTTGTTCAGACTGACCTTTTTCCCCTGGTACGTTGCCACTCCAGCACCTCCGATAACGTTCACAAAGAATTCGATAACTACAGTCATTACAAAATTTGAAAAATGCCAAACTACAGTTCCTCGTTTATTGCTCTCTCAAAAAGATCCAACTGATTCGGATCATGTAACTCCGGTATGATTGCTGTCGGGACAGGTTCGTTTAACGTCTTGGACCACCGAGACTTTTTACCATTGGGCTGATCTGTCCTCCTCGGCTTTCCATCGGTGTGAGTCCATTGCCCCCCCCGTGTGATTGCTTCACATTGCCAACCCGTTGCTTTCAGAGAACTCCCGATCTCTTCTTCCAGAATGTACGTCTGGATCTTCTGATACCCCATGGCCTTCGCTACCCGTGCAGCTGACCCGTATAAAATACTGCAAGCATTCCGAGTCCCGTCTGTGACTAGACGAGTTACCTCTACTACCTCACTCTTTGCCACTAACCGAGCAACAGGTCTCCCGACAATACATGCCCCATGAAGAGTCCCTTCACTATCAATCACTCCGAGTGAGAACCGATGTCCCACTACTGGCTGATGATGCCTGTGCCACATGGCTACTAAGGTGTTTGCTGTCGCTAACTCAATGGGGACCGTCTTTAACATCTGAAGAGACGCACCTTACAATTCCTTGCTATTGATTATCGGTTTGCCCATGGACCTCCAACAGATTCGCTCTGCCGAAAAGATGGCTCGACTACCGAGTGCGGACCGTGGTGTCCAACAAAGTCCATGAACGTTTACGTCTCTACAATCTGGATTGCCCTGAGAAACTGATAGGCCACCTGTGGGACAATCGCATTCCCTAGTCCTTTAAGTCTGTCCACCCTATCGGGTATCCCATCAGCCACTCGACCCACATTGGGTTCAGTTTCCCAGTAACTACTTGAGGTCCACCTTCTGAATTGATCACTTTCGTAGTCAAGGACTCCTGACTCCCCTTCTTCCCCCGTGTCCTGTCCTGATATCCTTGCCTGACTTCGGTTGCACACGGAGTGGGCCACAGCTGACCTGGACTCCAACGGGTCTTGGATACCTCGGTTAGTGTCTTAGGGCCGTTTGTGTTTGCGTTCTTGTTCGGTGCTTCTGTTGTTGATGGTGTCGGAATCATGTATCCGCTTTGCAATGATCCAGACTCGGTCCCTGCGATGGAGGGCGTTTTTGGCACAAGCTGGAACAAGGAACGTTTCGACTTCGTAATCTTGAGCTTCCAAATCAGATAACACCGTGTCGAGTGCCAAGTTGATGATCCCACTAACATTCTCACCAAGGAACCAAGTGGGCCTTGCCTCTCGTAGGACTCTAACAAGTTCTGGCCAGAGGTAACGGTTGTCTTCCTTGCCTCTTCGCTTCCCGGCAGTACTGAATGGTTGACAGGGGAAACCTGCTGTGATGACTTCCGTTCCTTCGTACTGATGCCCATCCAGGTCTCTAATGTCTCGGTGAATCGGTACTCCAGGGAAATGTTTCCCCAGAAGTCTTCTTGGATAATCTTCAATCTCACAGAATCCAACGGTCTCCATTCCGGCCCAACGGGCGGCTAACGCAAAACCTCCGATTCCGGAAAACAGGTCAAGGTGCTTCAATGACTTCTGCATCCTCTACTTTGTCGAGTCCGAGTAACTTCTCGGCTAACTCGTTGCCTAACTTCTTCCTCGCTTCCTCTTCAATCTCCTTCGGTGACCTCTTGATCA